ACTGCCTTCGGGGTTATACCTGCGGTATCCAGACCTTAAACAGATCGTCGAGGACACTAGGAAAAAATGGGTATATCACACCCGCAGAGGGCGCGAGTATTTGTACGGCGCGAAGTTCTTTCAGGGCTTGGTGCAGAGTTTGGCGAGGTGCGTAATGGCTGAACAGATGCTACAGATAGATCGCAAGTACCCCACACTATTGACGGTGCACGATGCTGTGTATGTTCTGGCTAAAGTTGGCGAAGAGCCACAAGCCGTAGATTTCATACTAGACCAGATGCGTGTTGCCCCTTCTTGGATGCCCGGTATACCGCTAGATGCGGAAGCTGGATTTGGACCTACATTGGCGGATTGCTAAACATGAATGAGCAAAATATCGACTACGCACCTTTTATGATACAGACAAAGCAACTTATGGAATCAATGCGCAAGTCGTTTGTCAAAGGGGAATACAACAAGGCTGTAGCGCTGGGTGATGAAGCAGTGGTAGAATTAAGATTAACTGTGCTTGCAATGAAGCACGAGAGGGATAAGCATAATCTTAGGGAATAAAATGCCTAACGTAGCATGGTCGTACTCAGCGCTTAAAACCTTTCAGTCGTGCCCTAAAAAGTATTATCACCTCAAGGTCGTGAAAGATGTGAAGGACTCGCCTTCAGAGATAATGCTTTACGGGGTCGACGCGCACAAGTCCGCAGAGTTGTACATAGCGAAAGATGTAGATATACCGGCTAAGTATGAGTTCATGCGCAAACAGTTAGACACCCTGAAGAGACTAGAGGGCACTAAATACTGTGAGCTTAAGTTCGGATTGACTAAGGACATGGAGCCCTGTGGATTTTTCGACAAAGAGGTATGGTTGCGCGGTGCAATTGATTTGCTAATAGTGAACGAGAAGACTGGTACGGCTCGCATGGTGGATTATAAGTTCGGTAAGTCAAAGAATGCAGATACCAGTCAATTGCAACTTATGTCATTAGCAGTGTTTAAGTTGTTCCCAGAAGTAACGAAGGTCAAAGCCGGGCTTTTGTTTTGCCCAGAAGACAAGATGATACCGGTGCAGTACCGTAACGACGATGCACCAAAGATGTGGATGGATTGGCTACCAGAGGTTTTGCGTCTAGAATCAGCTTATGAATCGGGCGTGTGGAATCCGGTGCCGTCAGGTTTGTGTAAGGCATGGTGCCCCGTAATATCCTGTGCCCATAACGGTAAACATAAATAGGACTAGCAAGATGGCAACCAGTAAACGTAATTATCGCCAAGAGTACGACAGCTACCAAGGCACTGATAAGCAGAAGAAGAACCGTGCCAAACGCAATGCCGCTCGACGTACTATGGTCAAAGAAGGACGCGCTGCTAAGGGCGATGGCAATGATGTAGATCACAAGAAACCTATATCCAAAGGCGGCACGAACGGCAAGTCCAATCTGCGGGTGGTCAATGGGGATAAGAATAAATCGTTTAGTCGTAACTCAGATCGCTCGGTGAAGCGTAACTCACCAAAGAAGTAAGTACCTACCGCTTTAGGGATTGGCTTGCGCAGTAGTCTCTAAATCAGTGGGTACAGGTGTTAGCTACCTTAAGTGACGTTCCTTGGCAGGCTTCGCAGCTTAGAACCCGTGCTTTATCGGGGGCCCACCTACAACTCTAAACACATGTTTAGAGCGTTAGTCTATTGGAGAGCTACGTGGAAATCGTACAGAATAAAGCTTTAAAATTAAAATTACGTAACCCGCAACGAGTCATTGCAACCATACCAAAAAGCAAAGTTGTTGCTGAGCTTGAGGATGGCAGTTTTGAGGTACTAGTACATTGGGGGATCGAGGAGGCGCAGGTACTCAAAAACTTGCAGATTAAGAACGTACCTTCCCCCATCATCGCTAAATACAAATGGCCCGGCACTAGAGAGCCGTTTACCCACCAGAAACAGACCTCTGCGTTTCTGACACTTAACCGAAGAGCGTTTGTGTTTAACGATCCCGGCACGGGTAAGACGCTCAGTATGGTATGGGCGGCGGATTACCTCATGAAGTTAGGGCTGATCAACCGAGTGCTAGTGGTGTGCCCTGTGTCTGTTATGCGAGCGGCGTGGGTGTCTGATTTATTTCAAGGTGCGATGCACCGCAGTGTGGATGTAGCGCACGGTACGCGAGAGCAACGAAAAGCAATCATCGCCCAGAACATGGACTTCACCATAATTAATTTTGACGGCATAGAGATCGTACAGAAGGAACTAGCCGCCGCAAGCTATGACCTGATAATTATTGACGAGGCCAACTACGTAAAGACAGCTACCACCAACCGTTGGAAAGCCATTAACAAATTGGTTCGCCCCGACAGTTGGCTGTGGATGGCAACAGGTACACCGGCTTCACAATCCCCGCTAGACGCATATGGCTTAGCCAAAATGATGAACCCCGCCGCTGCCCCACGCTCGTTTGGTATGTACCGCGATATGGTAATGGCAAAAGTCACCGCCTTTAAATGGGTGCCTAAACTGACAGCGATCGACACGGTCAATCGGATACTGCAACCTGCTATACGGTTCACTAAAGATGATTGCCTAGACTTGCCAGATATTATTTACACCACCCGAGATGTACCACTGACCAAGCAACAAACAAAGCTGTATGAACAGCTACGCAAAAACATGGCCGCTGAGTCGGCGGGGGAAACCATCAGTGCTGTTAACGCGGCAGTGGGCTTGCAGAAATTACTACAGGTCAGTTGCGGAGCCGTGTATACCGACGATAGAGCCACAGTGGAGCTAGATATCACAGAGCGGTTCAAAGTGCTACTGGAAGTCATCGAGGATACCAATAATAAAGTACTGGTGTTTGTGCCCTATACCAACACGCTAGAGCTCCTGCAAGAAAAGCTGTTGGCCAAGAACCACACCGTTGCAACCATCTATGGCAAAGTATCTGCGACAAAACGCGCTGACATTATTAAACGCTTCCAAGAGCAAGACGAACCCAGAGTGCTTGTCATACAGCCCCAAGCCGCGTCACACGGTATCACACTTCACGCCGCAGATACGATTGTGTGGTGGGGTCCCATAATGTCCTACGAAACCTACGTGCAAGCAAACGCTCGAATTCACCGAGCAGGTCAAAAAAATAAATGCTTGGTCGTTAGGCTACAAGGCAGTCCCGTTGAGCGTAAGCGGTACAAGGCGCTCGATACTTGCGAAGATACAAACGAAAGTTTATTGGAGATGTTCAACGAGGTATTGACAATGTAAAGAAAAGCCTTTACAATATAAGTTCATTAGGGAGAGAGCCATGAACGCAACAGCAGACAAGCTAGTTAAAGCTTACATCAAAATGCGAGACTACCGGTCTCAATTGAAATCGCAGTACGAAGAGCAAGACGTTACCGTCAAAGAGCAGATGGAATTGGTAGAGAGCCAACTGCTAGAGCTATGCAAGAGCACAGGTGCCGATAGCCTGCGTACCAAATATGGTACGGTTTCCCGTACGGTTCAGACTCGATACTGGACCGGTGATTGGGAGCAGATGCACAAATTTATTATGGAGCAAAACGCACCTGACCTGCTAGAGCGGAGGATTTCGCAACGACAGATGCAGGAATACATTAAGGAAAACCCTGACGCAATGCCCGTAGGGTTGAATGTTGATAACCGATATGCAGTATCGGTAAGGAGGAGTAAGTCATGATGTTAGAACGCCCTATGAGCACCGCACAGGTCGCTAAGACCTTAGGTGTGAGCCGAGCCACGATTCTGAATTTGGCGAGGAAAGAAGAAGATCCGTTACCTAGTATGAAGGTTGGTGCGCACTATCGTTTCTTTTGGAGTGACGTTGCCAAGTTCTTTGCAATACCTGCGGATAAAGTAGTAGACTCAAACCCCCAACTCGACAATGTTAAGGAGAGTAACTATGAGTGACCTCACTCTATTTAAAAAAGACAAACTGCCAGCGTATCTGAAAAACATCGAGCGCGATGACGTTACGAAAAGCATGTTGGGCTCAAGTAGTATCCCGAAGATATCCATCAAAGGTAGCGTGTTTAGAAAGATTGTTGGTGGCGAGGAGGTCATGCGTAACGAAGAGCGCTCAATGAATATGATCATTCTCAACAGCGCCCCAACCGAGTACCGTACGTTTTATGCAGGTGTGTACAAGGAAGGCGAGAACACCGGACCCGCGTGCTGGTCATCAGATGGTGTATCACCAGATGAGTCAGTGGTAGAGCCCCAATCCAGCAAGTGCGCATCGTGCCCGCAAAACATCGCAGGGTCAGGGCAAGGTCAGAGCCGTGCCTGTCGTTTCAGTCGTTGGATGTCGGTGGCGCTTGAGAACGACCTTGAGGGCGATGTGTTGCAGTTGGTGCTACCGTCACAGTCGGTGTTTGGTAAGGGTGATAAAGGCAAGTTGCCACTACGCCAGTACGCTAAGTTTCTAGACGCGCACAACCTGCCGATCACAGCGGTGGTTACTGAAATGCGATTCGACACAGACTCAGCTACACCTAAGCTGACGTTCAAGCCTGTCAGACCTCTTGAGCACGAAGAGTATCAAATGTGCCGCGAGCGTGCACAGAGCCCCGAAGCGATGGAGGCAATCACAATGCGGTTCTCTACCAAGCCTAAGTCTGATGGCGCGGGGATCGAGGTAGATGATGACACCGCCGCTGTAGTGAAGGCCGCCGCTGGTATGCACGCAAAATCAGAAGTTAAGGCAGATGACGAGACAGATGAGGAGACCACACCACGCGTGCGGGGTAAAACGAAAGAGGCTGACGTTAAGTCCGTTCTCGATCAATGGGCAGATGACGACGAGTAAGTAATCGTTCACGGGGTAGCTACGGCTACCCCACAGCCCCCCAAAGGAGTTAAAAATGCGCGGTTACTCATATGAGTTTGTAAATAAGATACGCGCTCTAGCAAAACCGAAATCGGCCTCGGAAGCTGTGAAGTTAGGTTTGAAAGCAATAGAGCAAGGGTTGTCAGTAAGTTATATTGCGCGGTCAGTGGGGGTGTCCCGCATGGCTGTATATGATTGGTTTACGGGTAGGTACGAGCCCAGCACTGCACACAGGAGAAAGTTAGTCGCAGTGATTAATAACAAACAATCATAATAGAGATGCAATATGACACCCGTAGAATTTTTCCGATTGGTTACTCCCGCTGAGGGGGTATACTGCTTTGCCGGAATTGCAGGGGACACGATCGAGCATGTTTTTCTGGACTCGGTTGATGACCTAGCAGATATTGGAGACGCTGTAGTCGATGGTGTAAACCAGTATTTCACTCCTGCCACATTCAAAGAGCATGGCAAACGCACACAGGCTATGACGCAAAAACTAAAAGCGTTCTGGCTAGACATTGACGCGGGAAAGGGAGATGCCGATAAGTCATACGAAACACAGGAAGCCGCCACACAGGCGATTGATGAATTTATAGTTACCTCTGAAATGCCAGAGCCTTTGCGGGTAAATTCTGGTAACGGTATACACCTATACTGGCCCATTGACACTGAGCTAGACCCAGAGGTGTGGAAACCTATTGCAGTGCGGTTGCAGTCGCTCGCACAAAAGCATGGGTTGATTGTGGATACATCATGCACCGCCGACTCTGCACGACTGTTACGTTATCCGGGATCATCGAACTACAGAGATCCTAAGAACCCAAAACCCACATCGGTTATTGGTGGATGCACCGAAGCTATAGAGTTGTTGGCGTTTACTTCCAAGCTCGGGCTAGGTACTAAGAGCACGAGTAGTACGGACACCACTCTCGGTGAACTGCCGTTTGATATACCTGAGCACGTTAAGTATGCCGATGATGAGGTTACTAAGTCTATTGTCGGGGTAACTATATTTAAGAACATCATGGATCGTTCGGACTCCTGTGCTCAACTCAAGCACATAGTGGAGCATCGGGTGGCGTTGCCTGAACCTACATGGCGGGCAGGT